CACGGCGCAAGTTACCCATACATTGCAGAACTTCTAAAACAGAACCACGCTACTTGTATTCACGCATACAATAACGCAAGGTATTGGGAAAAGAAAAGCGACAAGTTCTATATGTTAGACACGGAGTTTTTAAGGAACGAACTAAACAACTTTGAAATTAGCAGAAGTTTAAGCGACTTGTTTATAGATGTTTTGAACTGCGGAAGTATAAAGGAACTCGAAGCAATCCAAGAACGTATAAAAAGAAACGAATATAAAAACGAAAATGAACAAATATTAAATTAATTAGTTATATTTGCAAATGGTTCGTCTCTCACATTATAGAACCTTAAAGAAGTTACTAACCCTTGTAATGAAGTAGAAGTGAGAGCCTACGGAGTTGCGAGGGTTTTTTATTGATTAAAATTTAGGCAAATGGCTAAAGAAAAAAATGGGTTTGTATTGTATTGCGATGTAATACATACCGCCGAAAAACTAACCGACGAACAAGCGGGTAAATTGTTCAAACATATTTTACGTTACGTTAACGACCAAAACCCCGAATGCGATTTTGTAACTGAGATAGCCTTTGAACCAATTAAGCAAACGCTTAAAAGAGATTTAGTTAAGTACGAAAACAAACGAGCGCAGAATAAAGCAAACGCAGAAAAGCGATGGAATGCGACCGCATCCGAACGTATGCCAACCGATGCGAAAGATGCCGTAAGAGATAGAGTAATAGTAAGAGATAAAGTAATAGATAATAATACTATACCTTCTTGCGAAGATTTTATAGCTTATGCAGTTAGTCAAATTTCAGATATCAATACGGAAGAAGTTAGATTGAAGTACGAAAGTTGGAAAGTTAATAATTGGTGTACGAATGTAAAGGGAAAAGAAAAACCGATTAAAAATTGGAAGTCCACTTTATTAAATACTTTACCTTACCTTGGCAGAAAAAAACCCGAAGAATTATCCGACGATATGAAGGCTTATAACTACGTTCAAAAAATGAAAAATTACATAGACACTAAAGATTACAGAAATGCTGACTAAACAAGGAGATACTATTAAATACTTATTAGACTACAAAGAAGGGAAGATTAAAGAAGGGTTGGGGATAGGTTGCGGGTTAGATGACTACCTACGATTCAAACGCAAACAACTAAATATTATTTTAGGACACGATAATGTCGGAAAAACATATTGGATTAATTGGTACTTCCTTGTATTGGCACTAAAACACGGATTAAAGTTCTGTTTATGGAGCGGTGAAAACCAAAAGGGACAAATATTAAGAGACTTAATACAAATGTATGCGGGTGAACCATTTAAAAACCTAACTGCCCAACAGATTCAAAGTTACTTGGGTTATTTAGAGCAATTTTTTTACTTCGTGGATAACTCAAAACTTTATAAGCCGTTGGAACTTTTGACCATATTTGAAAATTCGGGGTGCGACGTTGCGTTAATTGACCCTTTTACGGGGTTAGATAGGGAAATGACATACGAAGGGAACTACACTTTTATGAATAAAGCAAGGGAGTTCGTTAATAGAACGGGTATGACTATCTATATTAACACCCACCCAAACACGGAAAGTGGACGAAGTGGCAACTTATACACCGAAGGCGATTGGAAAGGACATTTAAAGCCCCCATTAAAAGACCATATCGAAGGCGGGAAGGCTTTTCTTAATAGATGCGACGATATGTTTGTAATTCACAGGTTAATTAAACACGAAGAAATGAAGTACAAAACTATGGTAGGAGTCGAAAAGGTCAAGGATATGGACACGGGCGGAAAACACACGGGACTAAACGAACAAGTATTATGTAATTTTAACTACGGATTAGGCTTTGAAGTGTACGGTGTTAACCCAATAGAAGTAATAAAACACGGATTTTAAATTAAAAATTATGGACGATTATACGTTAATTAAAGCAAGTGTACTTTTAAACCACACTTTTACAAAGGTTCGAGTAAGTGTTGACGAGATTAAAGAAAAACACCCCCATAGAAAAGACCTTATAGATTCAATGGAGCAAAGCCTAATAGACTTAAACGACGTTAGAAACGCTTACCATACCTTGGAGAAGGAATATAGGGCAGCTATGCAAACTTGTTTCAGACTTGAACGAATCAATTTAGAACTAAAGTTAGAAAACAAGGAGTTAAAAACGGAAATAGAAAGCCTAACCACGGAGTTATGAAGTGTAAAAACTGCAAGTCTGTATTTAACCCCGTTCGATTTAATCAAAAATATTGTTTAGAATCCGATTGCGTTCGTGTTTGGGTAGAAGTTGAAAAGGAAAAGCAATGGAAGAAAAAGAAGAAGATGCTAAAAGACGAACTCCAAACGCTTCCCGAACTTCTGAAATTAGCCCAAATAACCTTTAACAAGTACATACGACTACGCGATAAGGATAAACCTTGCGTAAGTTGTGAAAAGCCGTTAGGAGCGAAATACGACGCAGGACACTATTTCAGTATGGGTGGACATAAGGCAGTAACTTTTGACGAAGATAACGTACACGCCCAATGCGTAACGTGTAATCAATATAAACACGGAAACTTAATTAACTACCAAATAGGAATCCAACAGAGAATAGGCGCTGAAAGATTAATAGAACTACACGCCAAAGCCCACGAAGTAAAGAAGTGGACAAAAGACGAACTTAAAGAAATCATTAAACGCTATAAAACAAGAATAAATGAGATTTGAAACGCTTAAAGACCTACAAAACGAATGCGAGGCAATAGCTATTTTTTGCGATGAATACGATTTAAGTTGCAGAAAGTTGGACGAAAACGACATAGATTTTGAGTTATTAAAAGACGAACGAATAATAGGTTACGCAGAAGTAAAAGGGAGAAACAAAACAATAGAAGAAGCCTACCCGTTACCCATAGCCGTAAGAAAGTTAGTTAAGCTAATGGAAAAAAAGACGAACCCCGTAATTATTTGGAAGTGTTACGACGGCATTATATACGGAAAACTTGAAAAACTAAAGGGACAAATAAGAATAGGGGGAAGAAAACCCCGTGAAAATTCCTTTAACGATATTGAGTTAATGGCTTACTTTGAAAGGTCAAAAGAACTAATAGAAAAAAAAATTTAAAAAAAATTTATATCAAAGTATTGCAGATTAAAAAATAAGTATTACATTTGTGTATAATTAAAAACGAAAACGCTATGAAATTAACTACTGAATTTATCGCAAACAATAAAGTAAACGGCAACTTTCAAAAACTTGTAACTTACTGCAATGAGACTTACTGCATTAAAAGTATTACTGATACACGAGTAACCATTAGTAGGGTTATGGATAAAAACACACGTTCGGGAAGATTTAATAGCGGTAATGCTTGGTTTAAAAATGATGAAACAATGACTCAATGGTATTTAGATAATAGAATTATACGATAAAAATCCCACAGTATTCGTATAGGGTTGACGGCTCGGAAAGACGAGCATATTTTAAATTTTTAATTTTATACGCTATGAAACATTTATTCAAATCGTTGGCAGCCTTCCAACAAGAAGTCCCCGTAATTCACAAGGGAACGCAAGGCTTTGGTTATTCTTACGCTGATTTACCCGCTATCTTTGAAAAGATAAACCCACTTTTAGCTAAACACGGATTAGGCTTTACGCAGTTGTTAGACACTAAAGAAGGTGTCGATTATATTGCTACCGTTATTTTTCATATTGAAAGTGGTGAAACGTTAGAATCTAAAGTAGCCATTCCGCAAGTTACGTTAAAAGGTATGAACGATTACCAAAGTTTCGGAAGCGGTGTTACTTACTTTCGTCGATACGCTTTAAGTTCGGCGCTCGGATTAGTTACGGACAAAGATACGGACGCTTCGGGCGAACAAATAAAGAAAAGACCCACTATCGATAACAAACGACTTGGTAAGGCTTTAGAAATGATTGCCGAAGGTAAATATACCAAGGAACAATTAATTGAAAATTTTGAATTAACCGAAGGTCAAACTAAACTACTCGAAAACGTATGAAAGTCCGATGTTCTCAAATTGGTAAGATAATGACTAACCCCCGAAAGTCGGGGGAAGTCCTTTCGCAAACCGCTAAAACGTACGTTCAAGACCTTGTTTTAGAAGAAAAGTACGGCATTAAAAAAGAATTTAGTTCACGTTACACGGATAAAG